GACTCAAGGCAGTAATTCAGGTCTTGGTCATGCAGTGGTGGCTGTAGCTCAGTTGGTAGAGTCCAGGATTGTGATTCCTGTTGTCGCGGGTTCGAGCCCCGTCAGCCACCCCATAAACTGCAATCAAATCAGCACGTTACGTCATCGCTGAAATTTCACATCGTAAAATTAACAACGCTTTTTCTGATTTAACAATCGGCATTTTATTTCGTCAGATTGTTAATCGTGTCGTCCTTCGTCTTGTTGGCCCGTGTCGTGCCGAACTCGAATTGGAAGCCAGTTTCCCACTGGCCGATCAATTTACCGATCAGCAGCAGCACCACGCCACCCAGGGCGGTATTGGCGTCGATGTCGCGCACGGCCATCAGTACCACCAACGCCACTAGGCCGCCATAGGTCAGCGCCAACATGATGTCCGCACGACGGTTGCGACCGCCGTTTGCTTGCCGCACGGCGACATCGCGTGCACGGGCGCTCTGCATGTCAGCCAAGATTGCTTTCTGGATATCTGTTTCGTTCGCCATCACGGCGGTCTGAAACTGGATTGCCAGCGCGGGGTCTGCGTGGATCGCCGCCTGCGCGGCTTCCGGCGTGTCCTTGCCGGTCACCGTCTTGGCGATGTCTACCACCTGCCCAGCGACCGTCGCCGCGGTGTCGCTGTTGGTGAAATATTTGATAATGCTCGGTGCAAACTGCGAGGCCAACGCCAGGCCAATCGTGATCGGGTCCATCAGGAGTCCTCCGCCGCGTACGCGAGATCGTCGGCGGCCCGGTTTGCCCAGCCCTTGCCGAAGGTGGGCCATGTGGACAGCTTCGTCCAATAGCGAATCCGATAGGCGATGAACAACATCAACATGTCGGTGACAGATTTCGATTTGATGGCGGCAACGGTGACCGGTCCGATATGCCCATCGTCAGCAACGCCGGCTGCGCGCTGCAGCAACCGCACGGCGGTTTCGATTCCGTGGTTGACGGCGGCATCAAACGCCTGGAAGGCAACAGCGCCGTCGAAGGTATCCATCTGCCCGCGCAACCAGAAGTCGCGCAGATAAATCGCCTTCGCTTGGTCTCTCGTCAGGTTGGCAATATCCACGTTGGGATAGGATCGCTTCGAAATTCCGAACTTGGTCTCGCCCCCGGGGTCCACGGGGTTGTTGACATAGCCGCCTTCGTTCGAAACCAGACGGTCGAATGCTTGGTCGAAATTCATTGCTTTGGCCCTTCCTTGACGTACCAGTAGAGCGCCGCACACAGAAACATCACCACCGCCCAAATGCCTTTTTCCGCCAGCTTTACGCGCAACTCGGCCCAGAATTTGGTTCGTTCCTCAGCCTTACGAATCAACGATTCATGAAAGCGCCGATGCGAATCGGTGTCGCCACCAGGAAAGGCATTCAACATCACGGTGGTCTTCGTCTCGATGGATCCCAGTTGTACCACCATGGAGTTCTGGGTATCGCGCATATCGGTCAGGGCGTCTGCCAGCGCAGCGCCGCCCAGCTTCTCTGCTTCAAGCTGCCAAAGTTCTTTGTGCGCGTCACCCATGAATTATTTGCCCCAGATCGTGAGTTTCACCGCTGTGCCGTTCGGCGCCACAACCTGCCCGAGAATGCCGGTCAAGACGTCGGCCGTGCCAAGCTTGTTGCACGTGACAGTCAGCGTCTTGTTGCTGTTGCTGAATGACCAGCCCATCTGATAGGACGCAGCCGCATCGTTAACGATCAGCTGCACGCTGTCCTGCAGCACCTCCGAGAACAGCGCATTGCCGGTGGACAAGCCGTCGTCGGTCAGGTGAAACACGGCCACGCCGGACGCGACCGCCGCCGACTTGAAGATCGGGAAGACGGCAGTTTTCAGGTCGATGCCGTTGTATGCCTTCACCGACGCGTTTGTTCCATTCGTTCCGTTGGTGCCGTTCGTGCCGGCAGCACCGCGCAGCGAGTTCAGCCATGCCGCCTCATTACCGACGAACCCTGCGGCCAGGCCGACCTGATATGCGCTGAGGCCGGCAGGGCCGGGCGTCAATTCGATATCGGAGATGCTCTGTACGATATCGGCGATGCTCGGCAATTTGCTGCGGGAATTGGTGTAGGCGGCACTGTATGTCGTCCACGCCGCGGTGACTTGTGCCGGCGTCGTGATTGTTCCGGCATTGACGTCGACGGCCACCGAATGGGAAACACTGTAGGCGCGCTGCAGGATTTCGAAGTAGGCTTCAAACCGCGAGATTACTTGGCTGTTGGTGACCGTTTCAAAGTCGATGCCGTTGTTCGTGAGCTGGCGGGAAGCGGTAGGGGCTTCGCTGATCGCGCTCAGGTAGCAGGCCAGCGCGGCGGGAATCGTGAGGGTCACGCTACCGCTTCCTACCGGCATTGAGGCAGCCAGCATGGCGGCGTTGTACGCAGCCTGCGAGAACGTAAGAAGACCGGATTTGTCCCAGTACCACACCTGTGCAACGAAATCCCACGCCATGCGTTCGTCGTCGGGCACAACGGTTACTACAACTTGGCCGTCCGGCGGATCGCCCTGGTAGTTGGAGTAGATACTGACGATTTTGCCGGCGGGATAGGTAACGTAGTAGAAGGTCATTTTTAGCCTTGTAGAATGGCGGCAACGTCCGGGTTCGCCGACAAAAATTGCTTGAGTTTAGTCAGCGGATCTACGACTTCCGGAACGGTCGAAGCAATAAAATCCACAACTACGGGGGCATCGTCGGCGATAAATTCTTCTGCGTAACCTTCTTGAAGGTTTGCGAATAGGCCAATGATTACGCCGACGTCATTACGTTGAACAAACGGCATAGTTAAATCCTGTCTCGGTTATCAACCCACCCGAGGGTGACCATGGCGACAATGCCCGTATTCACCTCGCGATGACGAATACGGCCCGCTGCATCAGTCCAACAAGACATAGGGCCGGACAACGAACTGGCCCCTGCCTGAAGAGACGATAGCGGCACAGCGGCGCCAATATCTGGTGCGAGATCGTCGTTCGTGGGATCGGAAAGATAAATGCCGTTCGCGCCGTTGTTGACGTAGCCATTTGCCAATAGCTGCATCGGCCGGCCTTTAGGAATTGAGCAAGCCAGAAGCACAGCGGTTGCGGTGCCAGATGCGTTGAGGTCGCGAACTGGAGTGCCGTACGTGAACACATTTCCTCGTTGGGTAACTTTTGTCCACTGCGAAGAGCCGTTCGTGAAGTTGCCGCCCAAGTACCGCAACTGCGTATAGTTGGCGGGAAGAACTGGAGGCGCGCTCACCGTATGGACACCACTTTGGGCACCCGTTGTTGTAATCGCCGCGCCGCCTTTGGCTGCGGACACCTGGAACGAATCGTTCGTGTAACCGCTCGCAATCACGTAATATCGAGTACCAGCGACCAGCCCCGTTGGTAGAGCCCCTGTGGTTTGGAATACGATACCTGCGCCGACTTCCAGCCCGTGCGCAGCCCAAGAAACGACAGCCGGTGCGGCAATAGAAATCGTGGCAGTACTCGACGCTCCGTGGGATTGCGATGCGAGTACATCGACCACCGCCGTATCCGGGCGCCGGATCAAGAAAAAATAGTATCGAGTGCCTGCGGCGATAACGCCCTCATCAAGTGCGCCATTGCCTGAACCCACCGCCCACGCGGCAGTAGTTTTTACGATGGAGCTTGCGAGAGCAATAAGAACTGCAGCGGTGGAATCTGCCGCCATCCCAGGCAGAACTGTCATATTTACCGTCCCGCCTGCAGGCACGAGCGAACACCCATTGAGGTGCCCCTTGGGCACGGCTGCCGCGATAGCTGCCGCGACATATTTCGAATTTACCGCTTTGCCACTTGAATCCCCGGCAGAAACATCCGGGACGATGGGCGAGACGGTGAACGTCTTCAGGCCGGTGATGTTTTCGACTCCGGCTAAACTTACCTTTTCTGAATCGAGCTCGTTTAGCGCGGCTTGCACGGTGGTGGCTGCGATATTGCCAGCAGGATTGTTGCCGATCAGGCCTGCGCCCGCAGGTGTAGCAAGCAGCGCTTGGAGTGCCGTAGCGGAACCAGCGGTAGGGGCAACAGCGATGATATTGCCGCTCGCGTCGAACCCTAGAAGGTTGTTGGCGCGAGAGGCAGCCGGCGGCATAGTGCCCCCCGATGCGGTATCGGAGAAAGCATATTGAAGCGTTCGGCCGATTTTTTCGGCTAACTGTTGGACTTCGATAGTCAACTTATCGAAGGCGTCTTCGATAACCTTCGGAAAGAAGCCACCGTTGTTCGGGATGCTCTGACCTTGCGTCGCCGGCACCACGCTGCCCAGGGTGAGCATGAAGCCCGTCGGCGGCGCTACCGTCATGTTCACCGTGCCACCAGGGTTCGCATTCTGATCCGCATTGAGAGCGACGGCGTAATCGGTGCCGAGTGCCAGTGTGGCGTCGACGCCCAGAGTATTTGTCTGGACGACCAACATATCGCTTGCGGTGAACACCTTGAAAGCAAACGGATAAGCCGTTTGGATCCCGGTGCCAACGAACGGCCCCGCTTTGCGAGTTGTGGAATTGATCGTCATGCCGTGATTTTCAGCGGCTGCCGATCAGTCACGCGCACCTAATGCTTATTCATGTCACCATGCAAAAGGCCGTGCCACCAGTCCGAAATCCCTTGGGGATCTTGTTTGCCGCCGCCGACATCCCAAAGGAATTGTCCAGCGTTGGATGCCTGCCCGAGGGGTAGGCCAAACACGTAACCCGTCGTATTGATCGTGTGCTTCAGCCACTTGTCGTTGGCGTCTTTGCCGGTCAGCGCATTCGCAGCATCGATGCCAGATTTCCCCACGGCATCCACCATGCTGGCCGCCGGCGTGACGCTATAATCACGGCCCGAAAGGTAGTGCGATGATAGGTCCCGCAAGATCGGAATGCCAGCGAATGCCGCGGCGGTGAATTCCTTGCCGGCCCACTTCAACCAATTCGTTTCGCCTTCATCATCCTTGGTTGGGTGGAAGATGCCATGCATCACCTGGATGCCCAAGGTGTAAATCAGAAAGCGCATGATCACGGTGCTCGCCGCCCCGGAGTCTTTCCAGGTAGCCGGGTCCATCGCCATGCGGCTAGTGTCCATCAGCCGGTTAACGTTGTGGTTCCAGAACGTATAAAACATCGTGAACAGCTTGAAGAATTCGGGGCCGCGCTGCACTGCCGCCTGGTCCTTGATCCCGGTACCGCCGTGGGCGTTGCGCACCGTCTTGTCAGCGAAATAAACGGCATCGGCCTCGGACATGCCCTTGCCGCCTTTCTCTACCGGCGCCATGCCCTTGTGATAAGCACCCATCCATGTGGGCAGGGCGGACGCCATGTCCAGCATCGCAATACCTTGGTAGGCATGCGCCTTCATGAGATCAGAGCCGCGCGCCACGGCGCTGCTGGTCGTATCCATCAAGCGCAGGTCAATTTCCCGCAAGTGCTCGCGCACGTCCCGGTCCACCTCATTCATACGGTTGCGCATTTCACCCGAGCGCTCGAAGATGAAATCTTTGTTCGCCGCCCAGTTGAGCGGGTTACTGAAATCTGCCAAGCCCTTGGCAAACCACACAGGTCCCACTTCGGCGACCGATTCCAGGGCGGCGGAACTGCCGTGCACCAGCATGGTAGAAACCCGATAGCCCAAGCCAACAATGGTCGCGCGCGTGCGGGCGCCGTGTGCGAGCTGGTCGAACCACTTCAGTGCCTGCATATCCACCTTACGGTCATTGGCGATCGACTGAAGCCAAGGGCGCAACTGCGCGTAGTGTTCCGGCGACAGTGCGCTGGTAATTGATTCGCGCACCACCTTGTTGGACAGAAATTTGTCTGCGTCCATGATCGCTTCGCGGTAGGCAATATCGTGGATTTCATCCTTAATCACTCGCGGGATGGTGTCGAGCGACAGCAATAACGGGCGGGCGTAGTTTTCGTTGCGCGTGTTCATCCGGCCCGTGTCGGTGTTGGCCCGGGTGTAGATGTTCTCGAACATTGAGTCGCCAGCCTTGGCCCCGCGCTCGGCTACGTCCTGCGCACGCGCTGGATCATAGACCATCGGCCAGTACCAACCGTCATAGCGGCCGTGTGGGGTGTCGAAAGCGCGCGGCGCGATCTTCTCCGGGTTTGTATTGCCGAGCCGACGCGACATCGCCAGCTTCTCAGGCCACAGCGTTTCCAGCGTCTTGCCCAAGCCGGACACAAAGTCCCAATCGGCCTTAGTCATGTTCTTATTGAGAAAATCCCAGACGGCCGTTTCTGACCACTTCTCACCGCCTAGCAACTTCGACATGTTCGAGTCGTTTCCCATGTTGCCCGCGAGAGACAACATTTCTTTTTTGGTAAAGCGCTGGGGCTGGCCCGTCATACCGTCGACCAAGCCTTCGGCAACGTAAATTTTGTTGCCCTCCTTGGTGACGTCCTTCAGATTCGAATGCATCAACTTGTCGATTTCAGTCTTGACCTTAGCTTGCATGTCGTACTCGTGCACGCCCGCATCGGCGATCCGACGAAAGACGACGCGGTTCAGAACGCCGTTGGCGTTGCGGTTGTCCAGCCAGTCAATCATCTGCTCCATCTTCAGGAGAGCCGCCTGCATGCTGCGGCCGGCAGACTTGACGTCGAGCCACTTCGCCTCGATTCGTCCCAACCCCCGATTGCTTTCCGGGGTGCGCTGCGGCAGCGCGGCCATGGCCGCTTGCGCTTCCGTCGCCAGAGCGGCGATTTCGCGCATTTCTTGCCCATCGGCCACCATCTGAGCTTTTCGGCCCATTGTCTCGATAGACTTGACAGCGTCCAGTAGCCCGCGGAATTCCTCCACGGTCATGTCCTTGTAGTGCTGTTTCATCGCTTCGTTCAGCAAGGCTTCTGGCACCTGGGGCTCATTGCCTTGGGCGGCCATGCGCTCCACGAAATTGAGCAAGGATTCGCGCATGTCCAGCGACGTCAGCGTGGTGGACTTCCGAAGATCGAAACGATCCAACAGGGTGTCGATCTGATCACGGTAATCCAGTTCGATCTTCTCGCGTACCGCCGGCTTGTCGAATTTCTTCAGATAATCGACGCCTTTTTGCACTTCGGTAACGGCGTCGGTTGCGGCCTTGAACAGCCGATTATTCAGCAGCGCGGCGCGCTGCGCCTGGACGGCGCCGGCGGGATCCTTCGGCGCCAGCTTGATGGCCTCCCGGTTGGATCGCGTCTCGGCGGCGGCGTACTGGGCGGGGCGCAGGTCGCGCACACGCTTGGCGGCGACGGCTGTGTCTGCCGCCTCTTTGGCGGCTAACGCCAGTTGGCGGGCCGGGATAGGCGACTTGCTGAGCATTTTCAGGCCGGTCGCAACAAACCGGGCGCGTGCCTCGTTGTGCACGGCCGCTTCGGCAGCGCGCTCGATGGCGGTTGGATCGGTCAGCTCACCGTGGCGCTCGAGCATGCGCTGATCGGTCATACCTTCGATTTTTTCTTTTGGCTTTTCATTCAGGAGCGCGTCCATCAGGGTGCGGCCGTCCGGAAAACCGAACATGTCGGCGACGATATCCGGGTGCAATCCTTCTTTCGCGGACAAGCCTTTCAGCGGCGCCAAGTCGGGCCGCGCCAGCATGCTTTCCGGGTACAGCTCGGTGATGTCGGCGGTCTTTAGTTTCAACTTGGGCGAGCCGAGCGGGCGCGTGTCCAACGCCAGGTCGCCGTCAGGGCCGACCATCTCGCCTTTCTTCAACGAGTTGCGGGCTTGCTCCACGGGCTCGGCGTTCACCTCTTTGGTGACTTCCTCACGGATTGCCTTGCGTTCGCGCTCGGCTTCTTTTTGCAGCGCGCGCAGGGCCTTGGCGCGGGCGTTAGATGCCCACTTCATGTCGCGCATGCTGCGGCCTGTCATGTCAGCCACGGCCTGGTCGGTGGCCTCACGACCCAGCTCCTGGTATGCCGCGAACTGATCGGGTGTGGTGCCCTCTGGTGCTTCGCGCAAGGGCATGTAGCTGCGGGCTTGCTCGGTCTGCCGGATGGCTTCCTCGGTGGCAAGCAAGCGGTCCATGACGCCGCGCACATCGGGCGAGAAGCTGTCGGGCAGTTCGCTGAACGAGCGATAGACATTCATCAGCCAAGAACGGAAGCGCGCGAACAGACCTTGCAATTCCAGCGTTGGCGCTTTGCCGTCCATCAGATATTTCTCGAAGGAGCGGGCGAACTGTTCATGGCCGGCGCGTTGGCCGTCGAGATCCTTGCCCGTCCAGTCGGTCAGCCGCTGTTCCGGGGATTCCCCCCTTTCACCGAACGACTGCAATAAGGTGTCGAAATCTTTGCGCATGCTCTCCGGCGCATCCGGCAGCGATACGACCTTCTGCAGTGTGTCCAGGTAGAAGTGGCCGGACTCGTGCAGGAAGGTCGACAAATCCGCGCGTTGGAGCAACCGGATAGTTGCGGTGGCTGGGCTGTACGTACCTTTGGGATTGCGGGTTGGTCCCGAATCGGGTGCTTCAGTCTCAGCCGTTGTCCATCCGTCTGGTTGGCCGAATCGTTTTTCGCTTTGTGCCAGCGACTCACTGGTGATCGTCAGTGGGTAGCGATCGTACATCTCGGCAGGAGTGATGCCCAGCCGATCCGCTTGCGTCTTGTAGAAATCACGAGTCATCGCCGCGTAGGCATTATTGACCGCTGGCTGGAATCGGCCGGCCGTATTCAACTGGTCTAGCACCTTATCGTGCACCATTTGAGCATCGGCTGTCGCGGTATCCTCGGCGTGCTTCTGCACCAGCAAGCGCTCCGCCAACGATTGCATTTCGGTCTGCTGATTCTGGAAAAAGTCCTGCCCCTGCTGGTAGGTCATGCCATCCGGATCGACCTTCAGGTGCGGCAACAGGTTGGCATCGACGGGGCCGCCGGCAATGTGCGTGGCGTAATCTTCGACCGGAATGCGGATATCGCCGTTGGTGTGCACGGCTTCCTGGAACTGCGCGGCCACATCGGGCATCGTGCGCGACAACTGATCGATATTGACGCCGGACTGGTTCAGCACCTCGGCAAATTTGTTGGCGTCCACATAGACGTCTTGCAAGTTGCCGTCCTCGGTCATGTTGCGCACCAGGTTCTTGAATCCTTCAGGATCGCGCGTGCGCGTCTTGCTGGCCGTCGCCAGTTCGCCCAAGGCTTGGAGCCCTTGCGCGCCTTGTTGCGCCGCCTCGGCCTTGTTCGCGTCCTCGTAGCCCTTGCGCACCTCGGGGTTGCTTGTGAACCAGTTGCCGCCGGTGCGACCACCACCGTGCGCGGTGAAGAAGGCATTCATCGCGTAGCTGAAAATCTTGTCTTCCAGCGGACGGTCATCATCGACGCTCGCACCGGTGATGGCGTCTTGCGCCGCGCTCACGCCGACGGCGCGCGCGGCCCACTGCGCAATGGTGTTGTCCGGTAGAACCTTGCCAGCGGCGCCGAAAATCGCACCAATGCCGGCGCCCGTCGCGGCACCGTGCGCGATTTTGCCCGTGCCTTCCTGGACGCTATGCGAATCAAGAGCCGCGCCGCCGGCCTCTTGCAACCCGCTGGCGGTGCCGAGCACCGCGGCTTGCTTGACGACGTTCTGGGCCAAGCTGGTGGCCCACGCATCGCCAGCCGCTGGCGTCAGCCGCGCAACACCCGGTACCGCCTCGATAACCTTGCCTGCCAACTTTGCTGGGCCGACGATGAATCCTCCCAAGTCGCCGAGCCCGGCAGATGTTGACGATTGCCAGGAGTGTGACTGCGTCGGCGTCACGGGGGAGATCAGCCCGAAGGATGCAGATTTGACGAAGCGCTCGGCGGCGATCTGTGGCACTTGCGACATGCCGCCGATGGCGTTGCGGGACTGTTCCCAGGCTCGGTTATTCAATTCAGTGATTTGCGCAGGCGTGGCGTTGGCCGGCGGCACCAGCGACGGATCGGCCTTGCGCGCCGCTAAGATGGCGTTGGCTTCTGCCGCCCCTTGCTGTTGACGCTGTTGGTCGGCGGTAGGGCCACCGACAACGCCCGCCCACCAGTTCGCCAGGCGATCCCGAAGGGTTGGCGATTGCTCCGGGAGCGCGACGAATGAGCGCCCCTCCGTGAGATCGGGCGGGGGATTGGCCGGCGCAGGCAGCGCTTTGGTTGCTCCCTCAACTGCGGCGAGCGGCGCGATATCGTCGTGCGACTTCGCTACGTTGTTGGGGTCGACCAGGTACTTAGCCAGCGTAGGGTAATCCGACGTTAGGCGGCTGGCGTCCATCGACTGCAAGGCGGCCTGCTGTTTGATAGCTTCGGGCTGGGCCTGCACCGTTTCGACGGGCACGCCGACATACTTTGCCAAATGCTGATACTGCGCTGCTTGGTCGGGATTCTGACCAACGGCAAATTGCACGTTGTTACGGATCGTCGCAGCAGTGTCCTGCCGCTCAGCGTGCATGACTTGCGCAGCGGCTTCGGCAAAAGGGTTGTTATCGCTATCGGCCATTTTTAGATTTGCTCGTCCAGTAGGTGCGCAGGATTTGATCGTCGGTCGGCTTGGTGTTGCCCGCCTGCGCCAACGCGGTACGAATGCTAGTCAGAGAGGCGCTAGGGATGTCGGCCACTTTCATGTTCATTAGGTTTTGCTGCGTGGCTCCAGTATCGAATCCCAGGAAGGTGCTGCGGAACTGGACGTTCTTTGCCATAGTGGTATCGACGTAATCGCTCACCTCTTGCGCGGTCATTTTCCGGCCCAACTGCTGTTGCTGTTGGAAAATGCCATCAGTGACGAATTTCTGAATGCTGCCGACACGGGCCTTTTCACCCAAGTCTTTCGGGGTAGGGTTGATACCGATTGCGGTCAGTCGGCTGTTCAAGGCCGTGTTCAGCGCCGGTCGGTTCAAACTGCCGGCGCTCTGATCATCCTTGCCGTTGATCTCGTCTTGGCGCAGCTTGGCGATTTGCTTGCCATCGGTCTGCGAAAAGTTCACGGTAACGAAGTGATTGAAGACTGAGTCCGGCATTTTCGCCAAGTCTTCCGGGTGCGCCACGGCATCCAGATAGGCCGGCATGTGGGTTACGTTCTCGCCCTTGGCAATTTTCTTGGAGAAATCAACCAGGTTATCGTACTTGTCCGGCGCGAACTGCGTAACCGCGGAGGCCAAATTAGGTGGCAGTGCGGCCATGTTGCCGTTATTCTGGATAAGCCACTGCTGCGCGGCCACGGTCGCATTCTCACCCTGGGTTTTTCGGTTCTTCATGAAATCCTCGTATTGGCGAGTGCCTTCGGCCAGCGATGCCTGGAGCAACCGGGGATCAGGATTCGGACCGAGCTGAGTACGGATGTTGTCGTGTACGTCTTGCATTGACGGGATTGGTGCGCTGGTTGTTTGTTGTTTTTGCAAAGCGGCCATGTTCGTGGCAACGTAGTTCGTCGTTTCCTTGTTCTTTGCCGGGGTCTGAAACTGGGCCATTGCATCCATCCAACCTCCTGGGCTGCCTGATTTGGCTGCTGCAGCGATAGCTTTGTCGACAGTTCCCGGCCCGGCGTTGTACGCCGCCCAGGCCTTTGCCATGTCGCCACCGTAGTTCTTCGCTAGCGCCATGATGTAGTCCTGGCCGACGCGCTTGCGCTCGGCAAGACTGTCGTCTTGCGCCGGTTTCACGCCGTAGCCCGGATCCTTGTTGGTGGCGTCCATGACCTGCATGCTGCCCTTGGCGCCGGCCGATGATGTCACGACCGAGCCATCGGGGTTTGTCTCGCGGTTGTTGCTTTCCGTCTGGGCAGTGATGGCCTTGACGCGATCGGCGTCAGTCGGAGCGAGCCGGGTTTGTAGGGAATTCATGGCCGCCATCGCCGTGCCGGTAGCCACGCGCGCGCGCACGTCTTGCTTGACGATGCTGTTTGCTTTCAGCAGATCGTCAGCGGTCATTTCGCCTTTCTTGGCTTCTATGTAGGCCAAGGCGTAAGCGGGATTGTTGTTTTGCAACGCGGCATCGATGACACCAGTATGGATTGCGCTGGTGGTCGCCTGGATTTTTGCGGCGGTTAAGTTGGCTGGCTCACCACTGATCTGGCCTGCCTTCCACACTGCGGCCTTGGCGCTTTCGATTTGCGGCGCGATCTGATCGGGATTGCTCCAATTCAGTTTAGCCGAGTCAGCCGCCAGCTTAATGGTGCCTTGTTGCGTTTCCAGTCCGAAGTTCGTGAACTCTTGCATCATGTGGCGCTGCACATTGCCCGTAAATTGCGTGGCAATGCCGTTAGCCTGTTCCGTGAAAACACGTCGCTGGGCATCATTGCCGAGACCGGCGGAAACACTGCTGATCGTATCTTGCAATTGTTCGCCGTACTGTTGCGGCAGCGACCGACCAAGCGGGTCGGGGTCAAGTGCTGCAGCACCTTTCTTGACGGCGTAACCGTTTTGAGGATCGTAGGTAAGGTCTTGCTGAGCTTGACGGACTTGGTTCAACGCAGCATCGACGCGCACCTGGTTCGCCATCATCTGCGCGTCTACCGCCTCGTTGGTGGCGACGTCCCCGACACCTTGAATGGCGCGGCCGAGCGATTGAAGTTGGCGGCCCGAATTCGCTGCGCCCTCAGCTAACAATCGAGAGTTCAGCCCTGGATCGTACGCGGCCGGAACACTGGCAGGTGCTACCTGCGGGCTAGAATAGGTTGGTACGATTGGCATATATTAGAAGCCCCAGGAACTCATCGACTTTGCCGCATCGGTAGTGCCGAAAATAGTAGGGTTGTCTGCGCCGACCTTCTGCAGGCGGTACCAATTAGAGGCAACACCTGTCGCGCCGGTCAGTAGCGAAGTACCGGCCGCCATCAGCGGGCTGACACTATCACTCATGGATTTCAATTGCTCGGCATTGGCAAGATAGTTGCCTTGCTGGGACTTGTAACCCCACGCCGTGAGAGCCGCGTTGTAGTGAATTTGGGCGGCGTCGCGGTCGCCCATATATTTGGTCGTGGCAAGAATGTCGTTGGCGTTGCCTTCACCTAGGTCAACGCCATTGGCTGCAAGCGTTGCGCGCTGCGTGCCCATCAGTGCGCCTGTTTTCAGACGTTGGGTCTCTTCGGCAGTCTGCCCGTTGCGGATTGCGTCGGACGCCTGAAGCTGCGCTACACGAGCGTTGGATGCGGCGACGGAAGCCTGATAGTCGTACGAATTACGCTGGCTGGCGGCTTGGCTGCTGGCACCGCTGGCAGAAAGAAGCGTACCCGCGACGCTCGATGCCATACCGACTGTCGACATTGTGCTGGCGCTAAAACCCATTTTCGAATCTCCTGTATTGCGCCAGTTTGTGCGAGGCGTTGTCCTTCACGCGCACTAGCCGCCGGTGGCTACGTCCAGTGCGATGGACACGACCGTCAATGGCAGCGGGTCGGACTGTCGGATGCACAGGGCGCCATCCGGCCCCCATGACGGCGTGACGACCACCGATACCTCGCCCGATTTGAGGGAGGGCGGCGAGCCGTAAGGCTCTGTTGTGCGCTCCTTCACCTCGGTCAGATTGTCGAATGATGGCCCGGCAAAAATCCCGCTTGAGCGATCGACGCGGATGAAGGCCTTATTGACGTTCTTTTGACGACCAATGCCGGCGGCGCCGTCGATCTGCAGCGCCAGTGGCAAGGTCTGCAAGTCGGCGGTAATCGGTAGGCCGACTTGGACCTTGCTGGCCGCTTGCTGAAGTGTGATCTTGCCCGCAGTCACGACCTGCTGGGGTTGTACCGCACCATCGGCCAGGATGCTGACCGTTTGACCTTCAAGCCACGCCAGGCCAGATACGGTGGTTGTGAGTGCTCCGTTGTAAGTGGCACCGCAGTCAACAAAGAACGCATCGGCGGCGGTCGAGAAATAACGCGTATGCATGCGTTCCACATAGCGCTTCGTAACGCCGCCGATTGTGCGCCGGACGATGGCGTACAGCATAGCTTCGCTGGACACTGTGCCAGTTGGTGTTTCGGTGATGGTACAAATCGCCTCGAAGACACCGTTGATCGTGTCGTGGTGGTGCCAGGCGGCGATCTGTTGTTCAGATACGTAAGTCATGCCCAGCAGCGTACCGTTGCTGCTCACGGCCCAGAGAATGGGGTACGGCGCGCGGCTGTACGCCATGTCTACAATGTAGTTGTAGTCGAAGAGGTGCGGCGCTAGGATGGAAATGTCGTTGGTCTGGTAACCACTGGCCTGCCAGCTATAGGCCATTTCTCGGATGCGGCCCCCCAGGGCTTGCGCAAACAGGATCGAATTGCCGACCAACACCGGCGTGACGTTGTTGCAACCGATAAACGACTGGGGTTTGACCGACGTCAGGGATGGCGTGATAACGTCGCCATTTGGGTTGATGCGGTATTCGCATGATGGCGTCAGTAGAATCAGACTTGCGGCCGGCACGATGTGCCGAATTGCGCTCGCTTCGCGCGCGGCAATACGAAACGCAATGCGGTTGTCGTCACGGGTGGGGATGGAGTACGACAGGTTGGACTCCGTGCCGCTGCGGGTCGCCCAGAAGTTTTGGGGTAGGTTGGCCGATCCCGCGAAACAGCGGCGCTGTTCGAAATACGACACGGCGGCCGGGTAGTTTCCCACGGCATCGTTGAATCCGGTGTCGTTGATCGGGGGCGTGCGCGACACGTCTGCCGTGATGTTGTTGTCGACAAACGAGAGTCCGGCCGCCTGGCCGATGAATCCGTACAGCCCGTTGGATAGCTTATAGATGTTGTATCGGACGATGTTGCCCGTGGCCGGCGCTACCCACCCCACTTCGTTAAAGTGCGCGGCCAACGTCAGGTCGTTGGTAACCGGAGTAGATGGTGCGGACGCGATGGTTTCTTCGAGATTGTCTTTGTTCACCGCTGTGACGACGTACTGATACGCCGTGGTCGTAACCCCGGGGTGCGATGAAATCGCGAAGGCCCCGGTGGGTACGTTGGTTGGCGCCTGGAACGTTGGGGCGGTCAGCGTCCAGTTGACGGCGCCCAGCCGGCGTAATTCTTGCACCGGATAGTTGGGATGCGTCAACGTCAAGACGTCGGCCGATTGAACGTAGTGAATGTCGAAAAGGTCGGCTTCAGCATATGGGTTCGCCACCTCATACGGCACGCCAGCATTCAACAGCGTGCCGGCCTGAGAGTGAAACCGGAAATAGCCCGCGCCCACTTCGATAGCCATCGTCTGAGTGATGGAATAAGTGAACGGGATAAGACGGGTTTTGACGGCGCTGTTCTTCACCTCAAGAACGAACTCGGTGCCGGGGCGGTTGGCCGCCGGGCCGTGGGGCAGGATTTCGAAATTACGGCAGAGCGCAAGCCCGGCCTGAAATTTCGCCAGGTCAATACGGCCGAACAGCTCCGGCGTGAGTTCTCCGGAAGAGAAGGATTTGGCAAGCTGGCGCTGGCTCATCGATTCGCCATCCAGGTAGTGCTCTGCGCCACTTTGTGGCGCTGCTGATTGGAATCCGACACCGTGGCCTTGCCAAACCACATGTTGAACATTTTCAGGCAATCCACCGAGGCAGCCCGCCCGGCATCGCCCTTGAGTACGGGGCCGGCAAGTTTGGACGCGAGCAACCAGCACAGCGCCTCAGTGAACAACGGCGAGAACTTGGTGGGGTCGGTGACCTGCGCCACGTATCGCAGGACTGCATTTTGCTGATTCGTGTAGATCACCTGCGCGCCAGAACCGTCAATCTCGCTTGTGAAAGTCTGGGGCGTGTAGTTGCCGACGCCCAGTTCGGGGGACGCAAGCCGGCTACCGTATTGGATCAGCCCGGTGCTGTAGTCGTCCTGCGCATCGGGCGCGAGAATCGCCAGAAGATCCAACGAGTCGGTCGGCTGAGCATAAGCGTAGCGCCAAGGGCTTGGAGGTGTTTCGGCTAAAAGCGCAAGCGAAGCGCGTCGCGTCGCGAAACTCCACCCGTGCATATCCAGGAGTGAGTCGCGCGAGATCGGGTAGAAACGTGCACAGTGATCTGCTTGTGCGCTGCCTTCGGGCGGCGACAGACTGGCGACTGTGGCATCGTCGCCCAGATAGCCGAGCGCCACGTTGCAGATATCGACTTCGCTGCTCAATTGGTTGCCTCTTAAAAAGAACGGGGCGCAAGGCCCCGTTTAAGCACTACCCACGCTTGGAGGAGACGTGTTCGTTAAACCAGGTCTTTCACGGCCGCCTTGTTGGCACCGTTTGGGAACATTGTTGCGAAGGCTTCCGCGACTGCTTGGCTCACCAACACCGCGAGCGAAGCGTTGTTCGCTGCCGCTGCTTCTGCATTTGCGTCGGCGATGGCTTTTGCAACAGCAGCACCGAACTTGTCGGGGTCGCCGACAGTGCTTTCGCTGTATTGGTTTTTCAGCGCTGCGACGCGCGCGGCATTCGATTCGAGATATTCCTGGTACTTGGCGCGACCTTCGTCGCACGTCGGCTGCAGGTTTTCAGCGGGCAGACCGTCGTATTCGACTTCTGCACCGGCTTCGTGGATCTCGTTACCAACGAGGGATTTTTCCAACACGATGTATTTAGGCATTGCTTGCTCCAAAAATGGAGGGGCCGCAGCCCCTCGCGGGTTAGGTCACCGAGAAGCCGGACTTGCCGTAGATGTTCTGGATGTCCTGGATGTTCTTGACGATGGACGCCACGAACGTACCGGCGGTCAGCGGGCCGGTGCCGATCGTGTAGCGCACACCGACATAACGGCGGGGTGCGTACGGAGCGGCGCGGTCCAAATGCAACGGGACGTTGACGCCAGCCAGCAGTTTGGCGATGGGGATCGGGCCGGTCTGCACCAGCGTTTCGACGTTGGTAGTCAGCGCGGTGTCGTCAGCTTGGATGTATTCGAAGTTGACGGTGGCGGCGCCGGCGGCGGTAGCAGTGGTCAGTACGCTGATGTTGATTTCCAGCGGTTCGCCACGGCCCCAATCGTTGGGCTGATTACCGCCGAGTGCATCGGGGTTGGTATCGATCGAATTGGTCGATACTGCGGTAGCTGTCACGGCTTGGCCGGACAAAACGCCCGCCGCGGAAACCGCGCCGGACACCATCAGGAGATTGTCGAGAATCATGTTCGTGTTCCTTTCTTAGACCACGCGGGTTTCGGTGTTCAGCAACTGATCCACCTTGCGCAGTGGCACGCCGAGGAAGTTGGTCAGCGAGTACGGGGTGCCGAACTGGGTCAGTGCCTTCTCGATGGACAGAGCGGCGTTGGACTTATTCAGAGCGGCGACGCGCAACATGGAGTACACCGTGCGGTTGGCGTAGAACGCGGCGCGGCCCATCGCCAGAGCAGGTGGACGATCCAACGCGCGGCTCATCAGATTGATAATCTGAGTCGCAGCGGTGGCGGCCTGGGTGCCGGATTGGCCGGTAAGATCGGTGACGTTGATGTTCGCGATACGAACCACGTAGCGCCAGTCCTTGACCGCAACGCCGTTCTTCCACTGGTACAGTGCGCGCATTGCCTGGAAGAAGTTGCCGTTTGCGTCTGGCACCGATTCTTCACCTAGGTCCTGGTGCATCAGACCGGCTTTCGAACCCTTCGGGAATGGGCAAAACACGGTGTTTTCGCCCCACACGACCAGATAGATCGAGCAGTTGTTCGAGCCCGTACCGCCAGCGTCCAGAATGTTCTGGCCGTTGCCTGCGCTCAGCGAGCTGTAGCGGGTTTGCAAGCCCAGGAACTGGCGGGGGTCGGTGCCCGGATTACCGTAGAACATCGCGCCGGCCATTGTTTGGTTCATCGCTTCGATGAAGGCCTGGTCTTCGGACAGGCGGAATTGAGCGGTATTGCCGTTCAGGTTCGCCAGTTCCACGTCGATGTGCGAGCGGGCTTCCAGAATGCCGCAAGCTTCATCAACTTGCGCTGTGACCGATTTGGAAGTCGGTACACCCTGGTTGATTGCGCGGTAGTAGACGATCGGCAGACCGGTACGAATCGTCAGGCGGTGGCCTGTCGGCAAGTTCCCTTCGATGAATACCGCGTCTTCGAGAATTTCGTTTGTCTGCGACAGCAGTTCGGCCACTTTCGGCACTTGGCCGTTAGGGTCCAGTCGTTTGGCCCAATCGGCCAGCGTCAATGCGCCAGTTGCTAAGACAGCCATGGTTGTTATCCTTTAGATTGATTTGGGTACAAGGTCGCTGCCGCATCCTTTTCACCTGGGGCTTCGCCCCCGATGACGAGATTGCCGCTGCTAATCTTTTGCCCGGCCCGGAAAAACGCCCGAATGATTTCAGGGTGATTGCCCAGACCGGTGTCCACGAGCAGCTGACGCAGTTCTGGCGTGCCGAAAGCGGTCAGCGCTTTCTCAGCCACGACAAGGTTTTCGTTGAGCTTTGCTCCGCCGAACTCCTTGTCGGTCTTCGCGTTGTTGGTCCACTCCGTTTTGGTAGCTTCGAACTGCGCGACTTGCGCATCCCGAATCTTTGGGGCCATTGCGTCGACGACTTTTTGCGCATCTTCCTGACTCAAGTCCAGGGCCTTGGCGACGCCTTCGAATTCCTTCATCACCTCGGGTTTGAACTCGGAGCCGTCTGGGGCTTTGAATTCGTACTTCTCTGGCGCTTTCGGTTTCGGGGCTTCCTTTGGCTCTGCGCCATCAGCAGGCTTTTCGACTGGCTTTTCAGCCGGTGTCTCGCCGTCTTTGGTGGACTCAGTGGCAGAAGTTTGCTGCTCTGTTGCTGTTGTTTCTGCGGTCGTCGCGGCAGCAGTTGCCGGCGTTTCCGTAGTTGCTTCAGCGGTTTGCGAACTGCCGGTACTTGTGGTGTTCCCAGCGATTAGCGTTTCGGTACTCATAAATTCTTGGCCTCGTTCAGTAGGTCGGCATATCGTTCGGGGCAGTGCTCAGTGACCAGTGCCAACAGCGCGTTGCCCTGGTTTCGATTGCCTTCGTTGAATGCCATTTGCAGCGCATTTGTGTGAAAGGACAGTCGGAACACGCCGGCCTTGTCGAGTTGGCGGTGCACGATTCGTCGGCCCCGCTTTGTGCTCATCAGCCACTTGATGTCATCCACTTCCGTCGTCGCGGCCAATCTGTTCTTGGCCTGGATCTTCTCGCTGCGCGCTTCGAGCGCTGCTGTATCGGTGGGGTTGATGTCATCCATGGCGTGACTGTATTTGTGCTACGAACAATCACGCGCACCTAAAAGGCGTCAGCCGCCGTAGAGAGATGTTGCGGTTTGCTCGTTGGTGCTCGGCGCCGAGATTTCCATGTCGGTCAGTTGAATGCGCAAACGCACGTCCACCTTGCCGCCTTCCTGACTGGCGTCGGCTTCCTGCGCGACCATCGTCACGATGCCGATGGCCTGAATACCAACGGTGCTACCTGCTTTTGGCGGGTTGTCTTTCAGGCCCAGCGCTTCCACCTGCTGTTCGGTCAGGCTGATTTCTGTGCCGTAACCGAATGGGTTGGGATCGCTGGGGCAGCAATAGTCATAATCTGCGTCGCTGGTTTTCAGGCTGGTCATGATTGCGTCCTTATTGGCTAAACATCGACATCACGTCGCTGGCCGCATTGCCGCCATCGGTAGGGGTATTGCCCAGCTTCTGGGCGGTGTCTGCCGCTTGATTCATCTGGGCGGCTTGCTGCGCGGCCTGCTGTGCCTTGGCGCGTGCTTGGCGAATCTGTGCGACCTGGTCATCAGGGACGATCAGGCTCGGATCGACACCCAGCATGTCGCTGTAGGTATCGGCCCATTTGTCGGAGTTGAATTTGTCCAGCACGTCGGGTTTGAAGGATGCGATGCTGCCGAGATTGCCGACGAAGCGATCCACCCCGTTGGTGGCGATGGCACGCTGAGCCTGCGCCAGCATGCTGACCAGTTGCACGCTGAGCTCCTGTCCTTCCAACTCCGGCGGCGGTGGCGGCACGATGCGGGCTTCCATCATCTGATCGAAGGTGATTTCGATCAGCGGGTCGAGCAACTCATCTTGCAAGCGCTCGAGCACCGGGCCGAGCATCAGCATCTTCTCTTCGTGGCGCTCCGCAACTTCGGTTGCGGTCATGCGGCCGTCTTGGCCGCTTGAGATCATCAGGAACAGGTCGGCATAGAAACTGCCGCGAATGCGCTGCCGCACGTCCTGGATGTCTTCCAGCAAATGGGACAGGTCCAGCCGCACGTCGAACGTGGTCTTGATCGACTGGCCGTTGTTGCCATCGAAGAACGTGATGCCGCCCGGGAGCGTTTCGACATCGCGGTTCTTCATCGATGTCGGCACCTGCAACGGCGGTTTCGTCATGTAGTCGATACCTTGAGCCTTGCGGAGCTGTTCGTGCTGCAACTGCTTGATATCGCCCAGCGCTTCCATGCCTGGCGAATTGCCGTAGATGTCGCCACCTTCCACGTCCCATCGCGGGCACATGGCGCGGAAACGTTTAAATCCGGACTCGCGCAAAAGTTGGTTGTCCTGGCCGCTCTTCTCGAAATAGATGTCTTTCCACGCCATGTTGAGCGTGTCGATCTTGCTGGCGTCGCGATCCGCGCGTGGCTCGATGCAATGGACGATCGGGATCCAAGTATCGAGCTGGCCGCGGTCGAACATGTTTTGCACGGTAATGCTGCACTTGCTGCGGCCGAACTCCTTGACCATCTGCGACACGGTCAGCTCGAATTCCCGATAGAGCGTGCAGACCTTGCCTTGGAAGTCGGTCGCGATCAGGAATTCACCGGTTGTCAGCGGGTGGTTGTGGATGATGTTGTCGAAGTTTGGCATCACGATGTTGGCAGCGGTGCCGAACACCCCCAGCTCGCGGTACACACTGTGCAGCGCGCGATAGGTGTTGGAGCGCTGGAACACGGTCAGCATGGTATTGGTGCAGCGGTTCAGCCATTCCTTGACCGCTGATTGCTGGTTCAGGTCTTCATCGGCTGTTGCTAAGCGAAACCACGGGCGTGCCGGGCTGGTCAATCCGCCCATCAGGCCGGCGGCCAGACTGCCAAGCGCGCGCGTTCCGGTGTTGTCGTAGATGGCGTTGTGGCGTCGTTCGCCGCGATTGCGGTCCTGCAGGAAATACCGACCTTGGCGCGGCGACAGGTAGACCGTCAGCTCTTGCCAGTGCGCGAACCACGATGCCCGCTCAGAGCGTAGCTGCTCCAAGCGCATGCGCATCAATTCGAGTTGGCTTTTTTCTGCCATGGATTAGCCGCCTAGCAAGGTTTTCTTGCCCAAGTCCAACGTGTTCGGGTCGACGCCCGACGCACCCGTGAGAAAGGTTTGTGCGACGCCTGGCGAGCCTCCGGCCTGGCCGGTGCCGGCCATCGCATCTTGGGCGCCCGCTGCGCTGGGGGCTGCGCTGCCTTGAGGTTTGCTGGCCTCGGCCTGCGCGGCTTGCTGTTGTTGGAAGTCGAGAGCAGCCTGCTGTTGCTCGCGAGCCTTACCTGATGCCTGCTGTTGCGCGTTCACGGAATAAGCAGTGGTGGCAACCGCGATTGCGGCCATTGCAGAAAAGCCCATAGTTATTGCTCCTGGCCGGACGTGCGTCGGGCGTCGATGATGATGTGGATGCGATCCTCGTCGGACGCGTTCTGTACGGAGTGGAGTTGGCGATGGTCGAATTGCCACAGCTCGCCGGGCTGCATGTGGATGGCTTCGCGGCCGCACTGGAAAACGTTGCCGGGTTTGGATGTCAGCACCAGGTGGAAGCGTTCGTAGTGCGCGGCGTATGCGCCCTCGTCAATGTGCGCATCGATGGCGCCGCCGGCTTTCAAGCTGACCACCATGACGCGGCCGAGCTCGGCCATAGGCGACAGCTTGTCGAGGGCTTTGCGTGTCAGTTCGAGGGTATCGGGAAGGTCGAGCTCGGGCGGCAGCGGGTACCAAACAGCGTGCGTGTCGTTGAAGACTGCGTCCATCGTGATGGCGACAGGGCCGCGCAAAACGATGCATTCGGTAGAGTGGTGCGCACTGCCCGGTGCTTCTTGTCGACCGGTGAACATCTTGAACGCGTCGGCTTTGGCCGCCAGTTCGGCGATGGCCGCCTGCACGTTGAAACCGTCCGCAATGAGCTGGAAGTTGTACATCACAGCTCCTTGGTGAAAATCAGTTCTTGGAGCTGGCAACCCTTGCGCGGCAGGATGCCCGCCAGCGCGGTGCCTTCCTTGGCGTGCCAGGACATCATGTGGACGCCGTGGGCCTTGGCAGCTTCTTCGGTGCGGTCAATCAGTTGTAAACCCAGGCGCGACCTGCGGTATTCCGGTGCGATGTACAGCACGTCGTTGGCGCAGACGCGCAGATCGGCATAGTGCAGGTGGTTGCTGAGGATGTTCACGGAATAGCCGATGATCTCGTCGGCATCGTTGTACGCATACAGCGACAGCAAATTGCCTGCCGCTTCCAACGAGTTGTAGCGGGCCACATCCGGCTTGAGCACCATCAGGTGCTTGTTGCGTGCGATCTCTTGCCAATGCGCCTCGGTCAAGCCGGCGATGCTGGCGATCTTGTCGGCGGTCGTGGTTTCGATGATGCGCATGGCGTGGGAGGTGGGCTAGTTACGATTTGTACGGATCGTATTCGCCGCGTGATTGATCACGCGCACCTCGCCGTTGCCGCTTCGGCGTGTCCATCAATGCCAGGATGTAAGCGCTCGCCCAGTCAGGCGAGCGACGGATTCTGTCGAAAATGGCCTCACGGCTCTCCACCTGGATCACCGGTCCCGATGCTCTCCACGTTGGCGCGCAGAGGTCGGCCAGCAACTCACGATCAGGTGGCAATGCGATGCCGGTATTGTTGCCCGGGTCCAGCGCCTCGCGCATGCGCCACCACAATTCCGACCGTTGATTGAAGAACCTCAAACGGCCCGACTTGTCGGTGCCGCTGGCTTTCTCGGACACGTTGACGCCCATCACCTGTTGGTTTGCCTCGTTGAGGAAGTCATACGGTGACGAGCCCACGCCGATGACATCGATGTGGATTGGCGCCGAATCACGCATAGCGGCAATGGTCAGGCCGGCAACCATTGGGCCATTGGGGGTTTGTGAGCCCGGATAGACCAACGCTTTATCGAACCACATTGCATGTCGGCGGGCGATGATCGTGTTGTCGCTGCCGCCGCGCGCCACGTCCACACCGATGCTGTCCATCGGTTCGAGTCGGTCGGGGAGTTTCCAGCGCGCCTGCGCGATCTCAACCCAAGCTGTCGGGATAACCTGCATAGCGTCGTCTTCCATGCCGGCATTGAAGTCGCCATTGAGCATCTGCGAGCGCAACGGCTCCGGCAGCGATTGCAGGGTAGCCATGTAGCCCGTCCCGTAGAGGTAAGGATTGTCGGAGACGCGCGACGGAATGAACGTGCGCGACATCGGTGTGATCAGCTCATTGCCGTGCATGAACGGCTCACCGTTGGGCCGCTCCACATCGCGGCCGTCGACCACGGCGAAGTAGCGTAGCTCGCCCGGCTTCGCGGGGTTTGGGTGTTTGTTGTCGAGCCAGGGGGCGAAAAATTCGATGATCCAACGACCCTCCGCGCTGGTCGGCGGGTTGAACGTGAGCAGTGCTTGGCAATGCTGGTTCGGATCGACCGAGCGCAGCCAGCCAAGCAGGGCGCGTACTTGCGACGCGAGGAAGTTGGCTGCTTCATCGAACACCAGGAGGTCATGCGGCCGGCCCTGGTATTTGTTCCAATCGTCTGGGTCTTTGGTCGATCCGAATTCGATTTGCTGCGTCGGCAGCCGCAAGATGCGATCAGCCCCGTTGTAGCCGTCGCGGCTGCCGAGGACTTCGAAGAATCGATCGATGATGCCGGTGAGCTGAGTTGCTTCACGGCGCAGGACAAGGATTTTCTTGTGGCGTGTGATGGCTTTGCCCACAGCCAGGTCAGTCTTGCCACCGCCGGCCGCGCCACCGTAGCCGATGATGTCGGCCTTGGATTCGTACGCCATGGTCTGCGGGCCGGGCAGCGGCGCCCAGATCGGCAACCGGCGCTTCTTCTCCCGCAGCAGGAGCAACAAACGCTCCTTGGCGGCGCGATCAGACGAGATCGGACCCATCGTCAGGGGGCTGGGTTGTGGCGACTGCTACGGCCGCGAGCGCGGCCAGTTCGGCATCCAGTTCCTCGTCGGACATCTTGCCCAGTTCGAGGTGGCCGGAATGTTCAATTTGCTGCTTATCGCCATAGCGAGAGGGAGACCATTTCGCCAGCAGCTTGAGCCGGGTTTCAACCTGCAACTTGCGGTGGCCCAGCATGTCCTCGTGGACTGCCTTGACGCCGTCAGTTCCCACCTCGCGCCGCACGCCTTCCACCGGCGTGTCGGCGATCTCAAGGGCCTCTTCGGCGATGGCGTCGAAGCCAACATCGCGCGCATGCGCGATCCGTGCGGCAAACTCTGGATCTGCTGAGCGCCAATCGTAGACCGTTCGCCAGGCTGGCATGTGGTCATCGCGGCAGATAACGCGCAGCGGTTCGCCTTCAGCGAGGCGTGCGCAAATTTCGTTTGCAACTTTCAGCGAGTAGGAGGTTGTTCGGCTCATGCTGCGGAGTTTCGCGCAGCTCACCATCCATCACGCGCACATCAGCGGCGCCTGTACGCGCAGATATCGCGGACTGTTCGCTTTGCCACCTCGAACTTGTCGGCAAGCCACTGCCAAGTCCTTCCTTCTTCGCGCAGTTGCCGCAACAGCTCCACCTCGCCGTTGGTCAGAATTGCAAACTGGTGATTTTCACCAACCCGACGCCCCTTTGGATTTTTCTTCATTGCCACACCTCTTTGTAAAACTTTGCCAGTTGTGGTTGCTTGCATTATTTTTCCTGTTGTAGTTTGTTGCGCGCCACACTGCCACACCACCACACCCCCTACGGGGGTCGTGTGGTTGTTGTGGCAAAGCTCTGTGTTTCCATTTGTGGGGCACAAGTGGTAGTTGTGGGTTTTGTGGCGAGCAATTTGCAAAATACAACGCGCAACATTTTGCAAATTGCTCACAGCACCACCACGCAGCCATCTTTTACCCCGAGTCTGTTTGCGGCTTGCAGAGCGGTAAAAGCGCGCAACGAAACTTCGCGGCGGCGATCTCGTTTCCCATCGGAACTATCGAAGACCATTTGCGAGATGCAACCCTCAATAAGCGTGTTCACCGCCACCACGCCATCGGTCAAACCCATCATCTCGTTGGCAACCTTCAGCACCAGTTTTTCAACCGCCCCCTTGGGCTCTTTCTTGCGTTCGGCCTTGGGTACCGCGGCGACGTGTTCGAGCACGCAGGAGGTGATCTCTTCATCGTCCTCATCGATGCCGATAGGCACCGTCAGCAGCTTGAAACCGTATTCGTCGCCCTCGCCGGCGCCGTCCTTCATCTTGTCGATGATGGCGGTACGATCGTCGCCCGAGCGGACGATCTCAATCTGCGCATCGGCAGCGCCGCGCACGCCAGACCAGCCCCGCGCGCCGCGGCTGGCGTCCTTACCGGTGTGGTGGATCAGGATGATCAGGGCGCCTGTGGCGTTGTGCAGAGCACGGCAGTGCGCCAGTGCGCGGCCGACGTCTTCCCCGGCGTTTTCGTTCGCGCCCGGCATCACCTGGGCAAAGGTGTCCACCACGATGACGTCGGTCTTGCCGAACGTCTGGATGGCCGCCAGTAGGTCTTTGATGTCGACCTTCTCCATGAAGTTGGGCGCGTCAGGGATGACACCGATATCCAGATCGGCCAGCGGCACGGCATGCTGGTGCGCATAAGCGGCCAGGCGATTGCGGAAGCCGCCGGCGCCTTCCGCGCAGATGTAGGCAACGCGCCCTTGTTTGACCTTGTGACCGCGCCATTCGATGCCGCGCGCAATTGCCCCGACCAGGTCTAGAGTGAAGAATGTCTTGCCCGAACCGGAGTCGCCGAACAGCACGCAGAGCTGCGCCTTTGGCAAAATGCCCTTGATGATCCAGGACATCGGCGTGCTCTTCAGAAACTCGATCACCGGTTGCACGCGGAAGCGCGCCGGTTTGGTCTTGTTGGCGGCCACCAGCGCAGGGCTTTGCTCTGTTGCCGGCTCGTTGGGCAGCGCGTCGAAGTCCTCGGCGGTCAGCGCCTTGAATTCAGCGGCGCGGGCCTTGCCTTTGCAGCAGTGTTCCCGCCAGATGTAGAGCAACGCGCGGTCGTGGTCCTGGCGCCGGTGATCCAGAGCGATCTCCATCGCGTGCTCGCTGTCGGCCAGTATCGAGAACACCTCTTCATCGTCCAGGCCAGCGGTGTAGAGAGCCACGGCCGCGCTGAACAGTGCGCGCGAGCGGTCACCGCTGTGTGACCCGGTGGTCAGGAAGTCGCGCGAGGCGTAGGGGATGTCCACCGTGTCGACGTCGGGGATAAGCAAGTCATCCAGCACGTCGGGCATGTTCAGGTCGATGACGTCGGCCTTGCGGCGCTCCTTGGCATAGCGGCCTTCGAGCGTCTTCAGCACGTCGGCGCGGGCGTCGCGCACTTCGCGCGGCGAGCCGGCTAGGTGCTCCCCGGTGACGGTCAGGAAGCGCGCTTCGTTGCCGCCATAGACCTCGATACCCACGTCGTGGTTGTTCCAGTCGTTGGTCTGCTCGCCGAAGGACAGCACGCGCAGGCCATGGCCCGATGGGCTGATCTCGGTGTAGCTGTCGAGTTTGGCGATCACCTCGGCCGCCCATGGCGCCACGGTACCGTCGTCCGATACGCAGCCATCCAGATCGGTACCGACCACGCCGTGGGGGCCGGTCATGACATAGCCAATGCCGGCGAAGAGCGTCTTGTTGCCCTGGTAGGCGGCCAGCGCCAGCTCGTAGCTGAACCAGGTTTCAGGGCGCTGCGTGCTGATGCCGAAGGCCGTGCGGTCGGCACGATGGGGAATCTTGTCGTACTTCTGGCGTTTCTCGTTCCAGACCGCGCGCCACGGCGCCCAGCGCTTTTGCGCTTTCAAGGCTTGGGGGATGCCTTCGCCGCTGAACGGGCGAATCGTTGGTTTCTCTGCTGCCATCATGGCCTTTAGCTGATCCGGTGAACGGTAGAACCAGTAATTCCTTTTGGCAGTTCTTGCGGCTTGTCCAGGAACGCACTGCCTTTGGCGCCGGTCACCTTGGCGTGCTCAACCTCCACTTTTGCCGTATTGATGATGACCTGAGCAACTTCCGATACTGCTTTGGCGCGCTCAATGTCCATGGGATTAGCTTTATCTTGCAAAGCGGCGAGGGTGGCGAACAGGTGGTCGCGCAGCGTTTCGATGCTAGTGCTCATTTTTCATCCTTCGATTGATTTGTCGGGTTATCGCTCCGCGCAGTTGCATCAAGTCGGAGAGTTCCTTGGGGAGGTTGTGCCGTGTGTTGCGCTTCATGTTTTCGGCCAGGCTGATGCATTCAACCGCGTCGATGGTTATGTCTTCGAGCACAGCGGTGCGGAGCCCGGGTTTGAAGACAACGATGTGTTTGGCAGGAACGGGGCCGTTTTTCTCAACCCAAACAAGTTCGTGCACGCCGCGCCACCGCTTGCTGTTGTTGCCTTTATCGTTGCTGATCTTGCGCTGCAGTGTTCCGTCTTTGTCCAGGCGATAGGTGCCGATCGGCAGCGTGTTGTGCGGCCCCTGACCTGGTTTAAATCGGGTTTCCGCTGAGCGACCGCCAGCGGTGAAGTGCTTGCCTTTATTCCAAACCCGTTGACCGGGCTTGAATCTGGTTTCTGCGCCGACGTTATCGCCTCGCCGTAGGCGGCAGGCTGCCGGGCTGGCAAGATATTCCGCCGATTTTGTCAGTCCCAACGCGCCAGCCTTCCGGTAAACCATCGCCTCGGTGATACCCATCGACGCGGCGATATCCGCCGTGCGTTCATTGGGGTAGCGTTGCTGGATCGTCTCTACTTCTTCAGTCGTCCAAACACGGCGGGGAGCGAGAATGCCTCGTGACTTCGTCATGGTGATCAATCGAATTGCAGTTGGTCGACAGTCTCAAGCTTGCCGAGACTGGCTTTTGCCAACGTGAAAATGGCTTCGATCTCGCCGCGCGGGTAGCACTGCATCTCGGCAGGCACGACCTTCAAACCCACGGCGGCCAAGACCTGGCACGCGCGCTCGATGTCTGCCGCCACGAAGCGCGACACGGTGGATTCCGATACGCCTATCTGCTCAGAAACACTGACCTGGCCCACAGATGCAAGACGCTGCAAGACGAGGGAGTAGAACTTGCGTGACCTTTCACCAACGGCTGACGATACTGTGGTCACGGTTGCACCTCGGCAGCATAGTGAACGAGGGCGCGGCGCTTGAAGTAGTCGTGCAAGGCTTGGATTTTGCCCACGGACGGGTCAACGATTTGGCCTTGGGCGATCTTGCGCAGCGTGGAAATTGGAACGCCAGAGCCTTCGGCGACGTCAGGCCAACGACCCTTGGTGCTTTCCAAATTCCGTTTTACGTAATCGAAAAGAGGTTCTTCTGTGGTGGACATGGTGAGTACTCCGGTAGGTGATAGCTGGAGTATAGACCGTATATGGTCTGGTCGGCAAGCCACAATAGGTCTATTGTTTAATCCATAATTGGCTATATGAAACAGAACGCTAAAGAAATCGTTGCTAAGAAGCTGGACGAGCTGATGAGAAACTCCATCGATCTGGGGTCTCAGCAGAAGCTCGCCAATCGCACAGGCATCGGCCAGACCACCATTGGGCGAATTCGCCGCGGCGAGGTGAATGCGACCGCCGAGAATCTAAAGGCGATCGCGGAAGCGTTCGATGTTGCCGTAGGGTACTTGTACGGGGAGACGGATAAAACCGGCAGAATGACTCCGCTCCAACTCGCGCGCATGATGCACCCGAACGAAGCAAATTTTGAGGCATGGCTGGCAAACCCAATCAGATTGGACGGAGCGCTCATCAGCCGAACTGGTAGCGCATACCGGCCATCGCTGGATGACAACACCCAGTCAGTTATAACAAAAGGAAAATTACCATTAATTTCTTGGATTCAAGCCGGGGCGTGGAGCGACATCGTCGATAACTTCAGCCCAGGGGACGCGGAAGACTGGATCCCGTGCCCGTTCAACCACGGCCCTAGCGCATTCATTTTGCGCGTGGTCGGTAGCAGTATGTACAACCCGGGCGGCGATAAGTCGTACGCGCCTGGCGAGTTTATCGCGGTCGATCCGTCGGCTGAGCCCATGAATAAGAAAATGGTGGTGGCCCGAGTTGACCATGAAGAGAAGGCCACCTTCAAACAGCTGATCATCGATTCCGAAGGTGAAATGATGCTGCAAGCGCTCAATCCGAGCTACGTCCCGCGTCTCATGACGATGCCGCCGGGTTCGCGAATCGTTGGTGTCGTCATAGGGAAATGGGTTCCAGAATGAAAAATCTAATACTCGTCGGCGTTTTGTTTTTGTGCGGTTGCCAAGCAATGATCTACGGAACAGCAGGTGATTTCGACAAGCTACAAATTGGCATGTCGAAGGATCAAGTTATCGCGGCTGTAGGCAGTCCCATTTCAGTGGAAGCTGACGCCGATAAAGCCGAAGAAACTTTAATATACAAGCGTATGAAACATGTAATTTCTGAGTGGCCGCGTACCTACGCTATCGTATTGCGCAACGGTAAAGTGGTCCGTTACGGCGAGCAATACCAAGAAACCAACGTAAATCGTTACTAGTCGGCGCGGTTTTTCGATAAGCAGCAAAACAATTTCTTGCAAGGCAAGCCGTAAACGGTCTATTATCGGTCTGGCCCCAAGCTTGCGTTTTCTCGCTCAGTCGGCTATCGTGCGTCTATCACGAATTAAAAGCGTGATCGGGATTGGCGTCCTGTCTGACAGCGGCGAGAGCCGCAACAACCAATAGGTCTTGCGGCTTTTTCTATCGTGTCGTCCTCTATGGCGGCTCGTTCGAGGGGTTGCAAGACCCGCCGGTTTAGCTCCGCTGTCACTGGTACGCCAACTTGTTCGAGCCGCCGCCCCCATTGGCGTGGGGAGCGTCGGTTTTTAAACCGACAGCTTGGAGCATCGCATGCTAAACATTCTACCCCTCGGTCCGTCCCCCATTCGCGAACTCGACGGCCTCTTTTCCCTCAATGACTTACACCGAGCAAGTGGCGGTGCTCCGAAGCACGCTCCCCGACTATTCCTTCGAAGCGAGCAGATTAAAGCCCTGGTGCGAGAAATCCAAGGTACAGATTTGCACCTTGCATTGAAGGTTACCCACGGGGGCAGCAATCCTGGCACATACGCCTGCCGGGAGTTGGTGATCGCTTACGCGGCTTGGATCAGCCCAACCTTTCACCTTAAAGTTCTTCGGGTGTTTCTAGACCAGACCAAAAATTCGGTTCCTGCCGAAAGAAAGGAAGCCGCACAGATAGTTGCTTCGGCTGTTGCAAGTAAGGTGTTTAGTTCGGCATACAACGCGATCGTGAACAGTGGCGGTAAGCACTGGCAGCAGGCAAGATGGCTAGTTTCGCTCAGCGATGACGACGAGGGGGTGCGCCCATCGACCCGGTTAATTGAAAACGACGAGTTCGTCATGTCCCTGGGGCATCTGACCCGCGAAATATACGAGCCAGAAGATCGTTTCGGCACCAGCGAGGAATTGGCCGCACTAGCGGACGTTTGCCACAAAGAATTGATTCGACGCACGGCGCGATAACACTCTCACCTAACCACCCAAACCCGCTTCGGCGGGTTTTATTTTGCCTATTGCAAAAAATAATTTGAAAAACCGCTTGCGCGACTAGCCAAATACGGTCTATAGTTCAAGCCACATTAGGTCTGTTTGCAACTGATGCCCTTGATTGAACTGCTATCCTTCTGGAGAATATTATGCAAATCCGTCATTTTCACCGTGCCATCGCCATGATGCAAGCCATCGCTACCGCGATGGCGATGCCCGCCCATCTCCAACAAGGCGAACTCAATAAGATCGGCCCGTATCGCTCGCGGGGAAAAGGTCGTGGCCGTGCGTCTTCGCTGAGTTTCGTCAAGAACCGCAGCAAGTACGAGCCGCACTACGGTGCTAAAGAGTCGGCGAAGTTTGCAGCAAAAACCGCGTGAATTTTTCACGTCTGTAGCAAGCCTTAAATGGTCTATTAACTCTTGGAGAGTACAAAAATGAACAAAATCATCCGCACCCCGAGCCGCGTCGAAGGCGGCATTACCCCAGAAGAAAAGAAGCTGCTCGATGCGCACGCCGCAAAGTGGATCGCCAATGCAATGAGCACCGCACCGGTGAACCCTGTGCGCTTGGTGCCAGCGGTGGAAGAACTGTACGCTGCGGCGGGCCTGAAAAAGCCGCGTGTTGTTATTGTTCCTTCACCGAACGTGATGGCTTTTGCTGGCGGCATCGCGGCAGCGGTCTGGTGGGTGCGTAAAAACGGTAAGAAAGCGTTTGATGAGCGTTTGGCATTTGCCACCGACGCCGCCACCGACGCCGCCACCCGCGCCGCCACCGACGCCGCCACCCGCGCCGCCACCCGCGCCGCCACCGACGCCGCCACCGACGCCGCCACCCGCGCCGCCACCCGCGCCGCCACCGACGCCGCCACCCTCGACGCCACCGACGCCGCCACCCGCGCCGCCACCGACGCCGCCACCCGCGACGCCACCGACGCCGCCACCGACGCCGCCACCTACGCCGCCACCGACGCCGCCACCTACGCCGCCACCGACGCCGCCACCGACGCCGCCACCTACGCCGCCACCCTCGACGCCACCCTCGACGCCACCCGCGCCGCCACCGACGCCGCCACCCGCGCCGCCACCTACGCCGCCACCCGCGCCGCCACCCTCGACGCCACCGACGCCGCCACCGACGCCGCCACCCGCGCCGCCACCCGCGCCGCCACCCGCGCCGCCACCCTCGACGCCACCGGCATGTTGAGTGTTGTTCGCCAGATGAGTAAAGAGTTCGGGGTTTCGGAAAATCTGATGCTTGAGTGCGCGAAGAACTGGGGGCGCATGTACCAGGGCGGCAACATGTGGAGCGCTTGGGATAGCTACATCTCTGCGTTTCGTGACGTGCTCGGCCTGGTTCTCCCGCAGCATGAAAAATACAAGCCGTGGGAAGCGTGCGCGATGGAAGGCGGCTTTCGCATCGTGCATGAAGAATTCTGCATCATCAGTGATCGCCCGGAAATTCTCCGCGTGGACAACGAGAACCGTCCCCATTGCGAGAACGGACCATCACATCGTTGGCGTGATGGTTGGAGCCTCTACCACTGGCACGGCGTGAAGATTCCAGGCGAATGGGTAACCGGCCATCCGCCGTCGGCAAAGGACGCGCTGACCTGGTCGAACATTGAACAGCGCCGCGCCGCCTGCGAAATCGTCGGTTGGAAAAACATCCTGGACCAACTCGACGCCAAGGTGATCGATGAAGACGGCGATCCAGAAATCGGCACGCTCCTGGAAGCGACGATCCCCGACAGCGGGCAAGAGCGCTTTCTCAGCGTGAAATGCGGCACCGGCCGTGCGTTTGTTCTGCCGGTACCGCCCGATATGAAGACAGCCATCCAAGCGAATGCCTGGACCTATGGCCTCAACCCAGAAGATTTTTCCCCTGAAGTTCGTACTTAATCCAAGGAGTCAGAAATGAAAACATTTACAAAATGCGCCGCACAAGGCGACCTGTTGATCCGCCGCGTTGACACCATTCCAGCCACCGCTGTCGCCATGAAATCGGAACACGGGCAATTCGTTGTCGCCCATAGCGAAACGGGTCACAACCACGTCATCGCGGAACGTCCAAACGTAAAGATGTTCACCACCGGCGACCCGATGATTTCGTACCTGCAGGTGATCGAAGCGACCGACGCGACCGAAACCCTGCTGAAGCATCTGCGCGGCCACGACACGCACGAAACGATCAAGATCCCGGCCGGCAATTACGAAATCCGCCGTCAGCGCGAATACACGCCTGAAGGCTGGCGCCGCGTCGAAGACTGATCGCATTCATTTACCACGTCCAAGACTAGCCATAAACGGTCTATTTATAAAGGGTTCTACACCATGAACGCAACAGCAACTGAATCGCCGGCCACCATTCGCATCTCCGTAACCCGCCAAATCAACGGCTGCGAAGTGGTGTTCGATGCGAAGGCCGACAGCAAGGAAGAGGCGATGCAGACCGCGTCGTACCTCGCCGACGCCAAGCTGGCCGAGATCGCCGCAGCCGCCAAGGAAACGACCACGGCAGCGACAACCGCAGTGGGCAAGGCCAGCGCCAAGCCATCGCCGGAAAAGACACCGGAAGCGTCGCAGGACGCAGGCAAGCCAGAAGCCGGTGGCGGGGCGGCGGATGCCGGCGTCGAAGAAGGCACCGACACCACGACCAAGGAATATTACAAGACCGTGGTCGGGCCGGCTGTTACCTCGCTGGTCACCGCCAAGGGTAAGCCCGCCGCCATCGCGCTGTTGGCCGAGTTCGGCGTCACGAAGGCCGATCAGCTGGATCCGTCCCGCTTCGGTGACCTGGTGGCGCGCGCCAACGAACTGCGGGCCGCCTAATCATGAGCGACCACGCCAAACTTTCTCCGTCGTCAGCACACCGCTGGATGGTATGCGCGGGTTCGCTGGCGATGGAAGCCAATGAGCCCGACAAGTCCAGCGACTTCGCACAAGAGGGTTCCGACGCGCACGCGCTGGCGGCGTGCTGCCTGGAGCGCGAACACGATGCGGCCTTCTTCGTGGGTGAAATCTTCGTCTACCAGGATCACGGCGCCGAACGCCAGTTCGAGGTCACGACCGACATGGCGGCCAACGTCCAGATCTATCTCGACTCCATCCGGCAGTACGCCGCCGGCAATCAGTTGATGGTTGAGCAGCGTCTGGAATTCAGCCGCTTCGTGGACGTGCCCGACCAATTCGGCACCAGCGACTCGGTGATCCTGGCCGGCGACGAGATTCAGGTGCACGACCTGAAATACGGTCGTGGCGTCAAGGTCGACGCCGAAGAGAACGAACAGCTCTTGCTCTACGCGCTGGGCGCGTTCGACGCCTTTGAAATGATGGGCGACTTCAAGCGCGTTCGCCTGGTGATCCACCAGCCGCGCCTCAACCACCTTTCTGAGTGGGATTGCACGGTCGAGAAGTTGCTGGCTTTTGGCAACAAGGCGAAAGAGCGTGCCTACCACGCCATCCAGGTACTGGAAAAAGAAAAGCCCGGCGCCATCGTGCACCACCTGAGCCCGGGCGAAGACCAATGCCGTTTCTGCAAGGCGAAGGCGAAATGTCCGGCGCTGACGCAACGTGTGCTGAGCACCGTTGCCGACGACTTCGTGGATATCGATGAGCCCGTGGCGCCGCAGTTGGCCGGCCGTGCTGACGCCACCTACGACAACGCCACGCTGGGCAATCTGCTGAACGCGGTCGACCTGATTGAGGGCTGGTGCAAGGCCATCCGCGCCAAGACCGAAACGGAGTTGCTGGCCGGCCGCGAAGTACCCGGCTACAAGCTTGTAGAGGGCAAGCAGGGCAATCGCGCCTGGTCCGATCCGGTCGCTGCCGAAGCGCTGCTGAAGTCCTTCCGCATGAAGGAAAAGGAAATGTACGACTTCAGCTTGATCAGTCCAACGACCGCAGAAACACGACTGGCGAAAGCATCACCCAAGCGCTGGAACAAGGCGACCGCCCTGATCACCCGCTCGCCAGGCAAGAAGTCCGTGGCGCCGCTCTCCGACAAGCGCGATGCCATCGTGATCGCGCCGCCGGAAGACGACTTCGCGGACCTGACTGCCGGCGCCGAAGAGTTGGAAGGAGCCGATCTTGTCTGATATCCGCTACGAACTGCAGCGCACACCGCTGCGCGATTTACTCCCCGTATCCACGCTGTTTTGCGCGGATGTTCGCAACGCCTTGGTACGCGCGGCCAAGGCACCTATCGCTAATCGCGCCCGGACTATCGCAATCGAAAAGGCCATCGACTTGGCCCGCCGCACCCAACCTCATCTTTTTAAGCAGGAGCAATAAACCATGAAACTGAAATTGACCAATGTCCGCCTGGCGTTCCCCGCGCTGTTCGAAGCCCAAACCGTCAACGGCGAAGGCAAGCCTGCATTCAGTGGTTCTTTCCTGATCGAACCAACCGATGCGCAGATCAAGACGATCAACGCCGGCATCGAACAAGTCGCCCGTGACAAGTGGGGCGCGAAGGCAGACGCGATCCTGAAACAGATGCGCGCCACCGACAAGGTCGCGCTGCATGACGGCGATCTGAAAAGCCAGTACGCCGGCTATGCAGGCATGCAATACGTCTCGGCGCGCTCCGCCACTCGCCCACTGGTGATCGATCGCGACAAGTCGCCGTTGACCGAGCAAGACGGCAAGCCGTACGCCGGCTGCTACGTCAACGCCAGCATCGAGCTGTGGGCGCAGGACAACAACTACGGCAAGCGCGTCAACGCCTCGCTGGGCGGCGTGCAGTTCCTGAAAGACGGCGATGCATTCGTCGGCGGCGGCGCGGCCGATCCGGACGAGTTCGAAGACTTGGCCGAAGGCGCTGACGCCGAGCTGGTGTGATGGGCTTCGCCGTGGTGGTTGCGGCGATTACGGCGGCCGCCGACCAGATCAACTGCGAGATTGGGCGGTTGGAACACCGCCTGCCTGATCCCGAACCTACAGCCACAGAATCGTTGCCTGCCACGCCGGCAATTCAACCAATCGAAGAAGTACCACCGCCAGCCCCGCGGCCTCGCCGCTGGTCTTGGTGGTAACAACCAAGGACCCCAGATGGCTCTCATTTTGATCACCGTGAACGACACGGAAACAGGCCCGGCAGTCAGCCTTATCGGCGAACCGCCGATTAAACCAGACGCTGACGCCTTGATGACGCCCGCGCAAACCGTAGCACTGACGATGCTTGCCGCGCTGAAAACCGAACCGGTGTTGGAAGACTTCGGCCTGGTTCAGCACATGGGCGGGAATCCTGACTCGGAAGCCGAGTTGGCCGACGCCGAACAGCGCAACTAAACACTCCGGGAGCCTTTCACTTTCCGACTCACGGACGGCCACGCGGGACTAAGGCCGAGATTGCTAACAGCAGCGTGCCCGAAATGGTTTGTCTCGCGCTGCTGCATGCCCAAACCAGGGAGAGGCTGGCAAGTACATACCTGGAAATCTCGGCAACGGCCACTTTAAAAATTAACCAACAAATTGGAGCCACAAATGAATCTTTCTTCCCGTTGGATCGGCCCGCAAGGTCCACGTATTTTAGCCATCGCCCGCGATGTGCTCCTGGTGCTTGCGCTGCTCATCGTGTTGCTCACCTACCAGCCCTTCAAAAGCGTTCCGACCGGTACGCGCGGCGTGGTGACGCAGTTCGGCGCCATTCGCGGGATCGAGCAAGAAGGCTTCGTGTTGGTGCCGCCCTGGCAGTCGCTGGTCATCTTCAATATCCGTGCCGAAGAAGCCAGCATTGAGGGTGCGGAAGGCAGCACCAGCGACACGCAGCCGGTCAAGGTCAGCATGACGGTTCGCTATTCGATCTCGCCCAATAAGGTCGCCGAGGTGTACGAGAAGTACAGCCACGACGGCAACCTGGACAGCTATATCAAGACAGCCACCCAGGAAGTATTCAAGGCGGTCACGGCCAAATACAACGCGCCGGACCTGATCAGCAAGCGCGCCCAAGTTTCGGCCGACATCAACAATGCCCTGGCTTCGAAGGTTGCCATCTACGGCGCCAGCATCATCAATATCGACATGCGCAACTTCGCATTCTCCAGCGACTACATGGCGGCCATCAATCAAAAAGTGACTCAGGAGCAATTGCGCCTGGTCGCTGAAAACAAGCTGAAGACCGTCGAAGCCGAGCAGAAACAGAAGGTTGCTATCGCCGAGGCAGAAGCCAATGCCACCAAGGCGAAGGCCGACGGCGATGCCTACGCCAATTTGAAAGTGGCGGCGGCCCAGGCCGAGGCCTTGAAGATCCAGAACGCCGCGCTGGCTCAAAACAAAGACGTACTTGAACTGCGTCGAATCGAAGTCGACATGGTCAAGGCCAACCGCTGGAACGGTGCACTGCCGACGAATATGTATGCCGGCGCGCCGATGCCTTTCCTCAACCTGGGCAAATAACGATCGTGACCACCTATAGCGTCCGCTGCAGGCATCACGCATGCCGGCACCGCAGGGTGACAACCAAGCATCCGGACGACTACAAGGTGGTCCCGAAATGCCCGATGTGCGGGAACCGAAAGGGCTGGCGGATCGAGCAACGCGACTACAACAAGCGCGATCTGTGCGACTGCAACGGCCCGATCAGTGCGAAAGGCCAAACGTTCCCGCACAACACCACGCACCCGATGTGCAATCAGCATCCGCAAGGCCACTACAACCAGGCCAAGCGGGCCGGAATAGAAGACGACGATATCCCGCTGGACGTGATGCCCAGCAAGACGATGAAAGAGACTGATGATTGCCCCTTCTAAACAACTCGATCTGACTGGCGGCTGGCACGTAGGGCCACTGTTCACGATCAATAAAAAGCGGCCTTTGATCCGGCCGCCGGGAAAACAGGGCATTGTCCACCGCCAGCAAACCAAACGGGCTACACCGCGGTTTGCCGATCAAAAGCAGATAGCAGTCTTCTACGCGCAGGCGCGCTACCTGACAGCTAAAACAGGCGAACTGTATGTCGTGGACCATATCGTTCCTAAGTGCAGCAAGATCGTTTGCGGCCTGCATGTTCAGTGGAATTTGCGGGTGATTCATTGGCTTGATAACGCGCAAAAGGGCGCTTGGGTTTGGCCGGGCATGCCTTTCGAACAGTTGGGCTTGCTATGAAAAAGCTCTGGCTCGACCTAGAAACCTATAGCGGTACGCCGTTGAACAATGGCACGCATCAGTACGCCGAACATGCCGAGGTGATGTTGTTTGCCTGGGCAATTGACGACGGCCCCATCGATGTGTGGGATGTGACGGCCGGCGGCCAGGCGCCGCAAGAGCTGATCGACGCGATCAACGATACCGACGTGGAAGTATGGGCGCACAACTCGCACTTCGACCGGACCGTGCTACGTCACGCAATGCCGTCTTGCTACCCGGATCTGCTGCGCTGGCGCGACACGATGGTGCAGGCGCTGACACATGGCCTGCCGGGTGGCCTGGCAATCCTCTGCGAGATTTTCAAGGTGCCGACCGACAAGGCCAAAGACAAGGCCGGTAAAGCCCTGATTCAGTTGTTTTGCAAACCCCGCCCGAAGTCAGCAAAAATCAGGAGAGCGACCCGTGAAACACATCCAGCCGAGTGGGCAAAGTTCATCGAATATGCAGGACTCGATATCTCCGCCATGCGAGCAGTGCATCGTGCACTGCCCAAATGGAACTACGTTGGTGCTGAGCTTGCCCTGTGGCACCTTGACCAACGCATCAATGATCGCGGCGTTGCAATCGACCTTGGACTTGCTGAGAGCGCCGTTCGAGCCGTTGATCTCGCACAGACGGGACTAGCCGCACGGACCGAGGCGTTGACCAACGGCGAGGTGCAGGCTGCCACGCAGCGCGATGCCATGCTCGTGCACGTGCTAGGCGAGTACGGCGTGGACCTGCCTAACATGCAGATGGCGACGCTGGAACGCCGCATCGCCGACCCCGATTTGCCGGCGGGTTTGCGCGAGCTACTGCAGATCCGTCTACAAGCCAGCACCACCAGCACCTCGAAGTACCGGACGCTGCTGCGCGGGGCCTCGGCTGATAGCCGCCTGCGCGGGCTACTGCAATTTTGTGGAGCAAGCCGCACCCGTCGCTGGGCCGGCCGTCTTTGGCAACCCCAGAACCTACCGCGCCCGTCGCTGCCACAAGACCTGATCGAGCTCGGCATCGAGGCGCTGCTGGCGGACTGCGCCGATCTGCTGTTCGACAATGTTATGCAGCTCACGAGCTCCGCGATTCGCGGCTGCATCGTGGCGCCGAAGGGCAAGAAGCTGGTGGTTGCCGACTTGTCCAACATTGAAGGCCGTGACCAAGCGTGGTTGGCCGGCGAGGATTGGAAACTGAAAGCCTTCCGCGACTTCGATGCCGGCATTGGCGCCGACCTCTACGCGCTCGCCTACGCCAAGTCGTTCGGCGTCACGCCTGAGTCGGTCATGGCGGACAAAGAGGCCGGCGGTTCGCAGCGCCAAGTTGGCAAGGTGCAGGAGCTGGCGCTGGGATATGAGGGTGGCGTAGGAGCGTTCGTGACGTTCGCGGCTACCTACAGCATCAACCTGGAAGTACTGGCCGAGCAAGCCGTGAAGTACATCCCCAACGCGATCTGGGGCCAGGCCAACATCATGCTGGAATGGTTCCGTAAGAAACTCAAGAAAGACCCTGCGGCGGCTCTTGGCCTGTCGGATCGCGCGTGGCTGGTGTGCGAGTCCTTCGTGCTGAGCTGGCGCGAGGCACATCCCAACATCAAATCGATGTGGAAGGACCTGGACGAAACCGTACGCGGCGCGATCGCTTTCCCAGGTACGACATTCCCATGCCGCGCGCTGAAAGTGCGCTGCGACGGCAAGTGGCTGCGCGTTGTGCTGCCGTCCGGCGGTGCGTTGTGCTACCCGTCGCCCAAGATCGACAACGAGAAGATCACCTACATGGGCGTGAACCAGTATTCACGCAAGTGGAGCCGCATCCACACCTACGGCGGCAAGCTTTTCGAGAATGTGTGCCAGGGTGTTGCCCGCGATGTCATGGCGCACAACATGCCGACCATTGAGGCCGCCGGCTACGAGATCGTTCTGACCGTCCACGACGAAGTGATCTGCGAAGCCCCAGACGATGACGATTTCAACTCTGACCACCTGAGTCAACTACTTGCCGCAAACCCACTTTGGGCTCGCGATATGCCGCTGGCCGCCGCCGGCTTCGAAACCTATCGATACAAGAAGGACTGACATGAGCAACCACCAATACCGAGACAAGTACCCGCGCACGCTGCAAGAAGCGTTCGGACCCTACGCCGAAATGAAGATCGAGCGCCGCACGCGGATCGCCAGAATCATGCCGTGGTTGTACACCTTGTTGTGCGTTGTGTTCATTTGCACAATTTCTTGGGCGGTTCAGTGATGCGTGAATCGACTATCGAAAAGTACCTGGTCAAACGCGTCAAGGCGCTGGGCGGCGAGGTGCGCAAAGTCCAGTGGATCGGCCGACGCGGCGCGCCCGACCGGCTGGTGATGCTACCCACCGTCGCGGCGCCGAAGCCGGGCATGCTGATTCGGCAGACGATTTGGGTGGAGCTGAAGGCGCCGGGCAAGGAGGCGGAGCCCCACCAATTGCGGGAACACAAGCGCATGCGCAAGACAGGGCAGTACGTCGTAGTGATCGACTCGCTGTTGGGCGTTGACCTTTTACTGGGAATTGAAAAATGAAAATTCTAAAAAGCATCCTGGCTTATTCGCTGGCGGGCTCAATGACTGCGTGCCACGCCTTGGTAACGGCACCGGTCTTGTGGGCGCACGGCAGTAGCGCTGCCTTTGATTTCAATATTTCTCTGTGGGTTCTGTGCGCGATTGCGTTGATCTTTGCGGTCTTTGTTTCGGTAGCGGGGGACTGATGAACAAAAATACCGTAATCGTGTTGCTGGTTTTGGGCGGTCTTTTGGGACTTCACCTTAATGTGGATTCTGCCGGATGGGTACTGTTCGTCGGTTTGGTCGCCGCGTGGTGCAACCTATGATGGCACGCAAGATATTCACGCCGCGCCCCTACGGCCCTCTGATTACCAATCACGTGTTGGACACGCCGCGCTGCGCTGTGTGGGCAGGCATGGGCCTGGGGAAGACGATTAGCACCCTGAACGCCATCGACGCGCTGCAACTGGTAGACGGCGCGCCGGCCCTTGTGCTGGCGCCGCTGCGGGTGGCGCGCAGCACCTGGCCGGACGAGGCCGCGAAGTGGGACCACCTTCAGCACCTGCACGTGATGCCGGTTGTCGGCAGCGAAGCCGAGCGCCGCATGGCGCTGCGCCAGGACGCGAACGTGTACACGACCAACTATGAAAACTTGCCCTGGTTGATCGAGCACTTTGGCGACCGCTGGCCGTTCCGCACCGTGGTGTCGGACGAGTCCACCAAGCTGAAGGGCTTCCGATTGCGCCAAGGCACACAGCGCGCCAAGGCGCTGGGCCGCGTCGCCCACACGAAGATCGATCGGTTTATCGAATTGACCGGCACGCCGAGCCCCAACGGCCTGACCGACCTGTGGGGTCAAGCCTGGTTTCTGGACGCCGGTGTGCGTCTCGGCCGTACCTTCGACGGTTTCAAGCAACGTTGGTTTCGCCCGTCACACGATGGCTTCGGTGTCATCCCGATGGACCACGCGCAAGCCGAGATCCAGGCCAAGCTCCGCGACCTGTGCATCACCATCGACGCTAAAGACTGGTTCGACCTGAAGGAACCGATCGTCAACAACATCTACGTGGACCTGCCGGCCAAGGCTCGCAAGCTGTATCGGGACATGGAAAAAGAAATGTTCATGCAGATCGAGGAGCACGAGGTGGAGGCATTCAACGCCGCCGCGCGCACTGTCAAGTGCCTGCAAGTCGCCAACGGCGCGGCCTATGTAGGCGAAGACTCGAAAGAATGGAAGGAGATACACGATGCAAAATTGCAAGCCTTGGAAGACATTATCGAAGAAGCTGCGGGCATGCCGATCCTGGTGGCCTACAACTTTAAATCGGACCTCGCCCGGCTACAGCGTGCGTTCCCTAAAGGCCGGCAGTTGGACGCTAACCCTGGAACGCTCCGCGACTGGAACGAAGGCAAGATCCCGCTCCTATTCGCTCACCCTGCATCGGCGGGTCATGGACTGAATTTGCAGGACGGCGGCAACATTCTGGTGTTTTTTGCCCACGACTGGAATTTGGAAAACCGCCTGCAGATCATCGAGCGCATCGGCCCCACCCGCCAGATGCAGGCAGGTCACGACCGGCCGATGTTCATCCACAACATCATTGCGCGCGACACCGTTGACGAAATGGTGATCGAGCGTGTCGAAAGTAAGCGCGAGGTGCAAGACATCTTGCTGGCCGCCATGAAACAGAAAGGATACCGATAATGAAAGATTCAGACCTGTGCAGTCTTCTGCGCCGTTTTCAAGGACCGATAGGACAAGTTGAAGTTTGCCGGGAAGCTGCCGAGCGCCTGGCTGCGCTCTCGCCAGAGATGAATCGGGCACCGCCGCAAGTAACGGATGAGCAGATCAAACAAGCGATGGCCGAGGTCCACTTGCCGTTTTTCCCTGATAGGAATCGGATTGACTCGGAGTGGTTGGTTATTCAATTCGTCCGAACCCTTCTTCGTGCATGGGGAGGCTCAGCAATAGACCGTGACGCCGTGCGGTACCGATGGATAAGGGCAAAAGATCATGCTCGTGCGGCCGAACATATTTTATTTGACAATTGGGAAACCGATTTGGATACCGCTATTGATGCAGAAATCGCCGCAGAAGAGGTGACATAGTGGAGCATCTCACCGCCACCGAGCTGGCCGCGTTGGTCGGCTGCAAATCCAACCAGAGGGCCGTCATGGCACGCTGGTTGGATAAGAACCACTGGCGCTATGTCCGCGATACCAACGGGCTGCCGAAGGTCGCCAGGGCATACTATGACCGCAAGATGGGTCTCTCAAACGAAAAGCATTCCCCGAAACATGCCGACACCCCGAACCTCGAAGCCTTCGCGCATTGAAACGACTGGCACCCCAAGGCTGTACAAGCGCATTGGGGTGCGCAAGGTGTCGTTCTTCTACCAATATCCGGACGGGCGTCGGGAGACGTTCACGACCGCGCCGATCGGCGACCGTGATGCAATTCGGCTTGCCGCCAACAAAGCACGGCGCCAGGCTGTGGATACGATGGAAGGGGCGGTCGTGGTCGGGTCTATCGCCGAAATGATTGATCGGTTCGAAGAAGATGTCGCGCCGGCGCACTACCTCGACCAGTCCAAGGATGGACTTGCGGTCCGCAAATCTGCCTATAAAAACCTGAAGGCATTCTTCGGAAAGATGGCGCCGCGGTCATTAAAAACGTTGCATGGGTACCAGTTTCTTACTATGCGGGCAAAGGCTGGCGCGCCGGCGAAGGCCAATAAAGAACTGTCGCTGTTCTCGACCATCTGCAATTTTGCGGTGCGTGACGGCACGATAGACGCAAACCCTTTCATCGGGATCATGCAGAACAAGACCGACCGCGATGTTCGAACAACGACCCGTCGGCAAGTGGTCCGTTTCTATCTGTGGTCGTTGCGGCAACAACCCGTGTTTCGAAATCTCGGATGTGCTGCGATGTTCACCTACCTGACGGGCTTCCGGGCGGCCGAGGTGCGGCCCTTCCACATTTCAGGGCTGTCCGCCGACGGCGTCCGAGTGCTTGGCGCCAAACGAAAGAAGGGGGAGGAGAAGACATTGAAGCTGCGCACCTGGTCGCCGCGCCTGCGCGTGGTCGTGGCCCGGGCTAAGCAGACGCATCGAGTGGATCGGCTTCACCTATTCTCGAACACGATTGGCAAGCCTTATACGCGGAGCGGTTGGGGGTCTGTTTGGTCCGATGCCATGCTGGCGTGGGTGGGCGAAGAGGACGCGACCGTAACGGCAAAAACGCTGACGGAGCACCCTCTATATTTCTCGCTGCAGGATGTTCGGCCCGCCGGCATCACCTCGAAACTGTCGAAACGCGATGCCGACTCATACGATTTCGCGGCGCACGCGAACCCGGCGACGACCCACCGGCATTACGACCGACGCAAAGAAAAAGTTGCGAGCCCGACCGAATAGGTTTAACAACGCCCCCTCGGAAACCCTTACCGGATCGGTCTTGGATTTTCAGAATCGTTGTTAAATGTTGATGGTGGAATGTTATAACCGCGCGGGTTTGCGGCTGATTTGCGGCGGGATTGTGATTCCTGTTGTCGCGGGTTCGAGCCCCGTCAGCCACCCCAGTTTGAACAGCAGCAAAAGTAATAAAATAAATAAGCAATAAATAAGCAAGGCCCGCATTCAGCTGGGCCTTTTTTATTTTCCGGACGGTTCTTATTCTTAAGTTCTCATCCCTTACTTTCCCGCTCGTTTTGTTGCTTCCTCTTCTTTTTCCTGCCTCGCCGCCATGAAGCGCGGCAAACTCATCTCGATCCAGTCGGTCAGCGTTTCGATGCGCTGCGCCGCTTCCTGCCCCAGCGGCGACAGCGTGTAGTCGACGTGCGGCGGCACCACGTCATACGACTTGCGAATCACCAGGCCGTCGCCTTCCAGTTCCTGCAGCGTCTGCGCCAGCATCTTTTCGCTGACGCCGCCGACCTTGCGGCGCAGGTCGCTGAAGCGATGCGTGCCGCCCAGCAGGGCGACCAGCAACAGCACGCCCCAGCGGCTGGTGAGGTGCTTCAATACGCTGCGCGACGGACAATCGGCGGCAAACAACTCGCCGCGCTGCATGCGGTCCTTCAGCGATACGTGGCCGGTGAGGGGGTCTCGTGTATTCATGGCGACTATTTTACACTAACCTTTTTGTGCGTACTTACTAAAAGTTAGTGTATCCGATAAGCTGCAATTTCTTTCACTTCACCTCACAGGAAATTGTCATGATCGTCGTCACCGGAGCCACCGGCCAATTGGGCCGTCTCGTCATTGCAGCGTTGTTGAAAACCGTCCCCGCAGCCAATATCGTCGCCGCCGTGCGCAGCCCGGAAAAAGCCGCCGACCTGGCCGCGCTCGGCGTGCAAGTGCGCCGCGCTGACTACACCGACGCGGCCAGTCTCAACGCCGCGCTGCAGGGCGCAGAAAAAGTCCTGCTGATTTCTTCCAGCGAAATCGGTTCGCGTCTGGCGCAGCATCGCGCCGTCATCGACGCCGCCAAGCGCGCCAACGTCAAGTTGCTGGCCTACACCAGCGTGCTGCGCGCCGACAGCTCCACGCTCGGCCTGGCTGCCGAACACCAGCAAACCGAACAGGCTATCAAGGATAGCGGCGTGCCGGCGACCATCCTGCGCAACGGCTGGTACCACGAGAATTACACCGCCGGCCTGCCCACGGCAGTGGCCAACGGTGCCATCGTCGGCAGCGCCGGTGATGGTCGCATCTCCTCGGCTGCGCGCAGCGACTATGCCGAAGCAGCAGCGGCCGTGCTGAGCGGCAGCGGTCATGCAGGCAAGACGTATGAGCTGGCCGGCGATGGCGCCTACACGCTGAGCGAGCTGGCGGCGGAAGCGGCGCGCCAGTCGGGCAAACCGGTGGAATATCGCAACATCCCGGAAGCCGACTACAAGACTGCGCTGCTCGGCTTCGGTTTGCCGGAAGTGATCGCCGTCCTGCTGTCGGACTCGGATGCGGCGGCAGCGAAGGGCGCCTTGTTCGACGATGGTCGGCAGTTGTCGGCGCTGATCGGCCGTCCGACCACGTCTTTGTCGGCATCGGTCGAGACTGCCTTGAGCAAAGGCTGATTCGCTTTCTTGCCGTGAAATGAAAAGTGCCCCTCGCCATGCGGAATAGCGAGGGACTCTTTTTACCTGCACAAAAATCAGTGCGGAAGATTAC